GATAGACCAGGTTCAAATGACCATTCAAATCTCTTAGCTTTTATCAACCATACGTAGTGACCTGCGAGAGGGTTTATTGTTGCAGCATCTTGGTCTAGACGTTGTGTAATCTCGAAAAACTTACCGTCTCTGCATCCTGGTCTATCGCTTACGTATTCAGAAAGCTGCAATACATCACCAGATTTAGGCTCTGTACCATTAAATGTTGCATAAAAAGAACTTATATGTATAAATGCTGTAACTTCATCCTCAGAAAGTAACCCATACTTACTGAGCATAAGTGCATTTTCATTTAAATTAATTGCAATTACGATAGGTAAAGGAGGTGCAAATTGTTGAGTTGGTTGTTCACCGTATAGATTATCAGCTGATAAGAGACTAAACGTATTGACGTAATAGTTTACTTGCTGACCATACAAACTAATTTGCTCTCTCCAATAGTTAGATTGTATTATTCTCTCACTCTGATTATTATTCTTATCAGTAAACCGTATACATTCATTATCCTGATAACTGTTAATAGGGTATGTCTGTGATTCTATATTACCTGTATAATAGTCTTTTGAGATGATCATATATTATTTTTTTAAAAGAAAAAAACCTGGTTTTGTATGAGGTTGTATGGTTATACCTGTATTACCGAGCTTTCCATCTCCGCGTGTAATATTAAATTGTTTAAAGAGTTGCTTGGCTTTTAAAGCCCCGATTACCTTCATGCCGCTATTCATACGTTTGAGCTGCTCAAATTCTTGAACTGCGTTATTATTTGAACGATGAGATACAGGTACCACGTCTCCGCTATGCTTGCTATCGACACCAGGTGTTAAAATAACACCTTCATGTCTTTTCTTTACACGCTCGCCTGTTTTTTTATTGAACTTTCTATAGTGATCCTTAAACGTATTCACAATAATATTTAATCAAAAAAAGACCCTAACCTCACGGCTAGGGTCTCTTAATTATATTTTTGATTAACTTACTTTGTAAACGCTATCTTACCAACGTTCTTTGTGGCTCTGGAATGAACAACGTTTGACTTACCCTTTGTTGACTCTGTACCAGCAGATACACCGGATCCGATGTGCTTATTGCCAAGGACTTTGCCCTTTGCATCAACTTCACCCTTGATCTTACCGTCTCCTTCTGAGCTATCAACATTGTGTGTAGTCCATGAATCCTTGACCTTGTTGTCCTTACCCTTAAGAGCGTCGCAAGTGGAATCAGGTAATTCTTCGAGTTCTGTAGCTTCACCGTAGTGCTCTTCATCTTCACCTTCTTCACCTTCTTCACCTTCATCCTCACTCTCAACCTCTGACTCAATCTCGGCTCCACCGAGAACGGCCATAAGAACATCGTGGAGCTTCTTAGCTGTCTCACGATCGAGAGTTACTGTTACTTCGCCCTCACCGCTTGGGAGTTCGAGAGCTTCAACATCTTGGGCTTCAACGTCGTCATGACCAGGAAGTGCTTCCTCGCTCATAACTGTTTCATAGAGTTTATCAAAAATAGACTTTGTCATAAAATTATTTATACTCTCCTTCTGTACTTTTTTAAGATTTTTTGCTTTTTTCTTTTCGCTTGTATGTTGTGTAAATTCAGGACTATCGGATGAAAACCGTTCTCCTGACTTTTCATCAGGAGGTAGAAGCGTCTCAGCACCTTCATGATCTGGACCTGATTTTGGTACGAAAGCTTTTGGATCTGCTTCTGCAGCTTCTACTTTCTTATCTTTCTGAAGCTTAAATTTATCACCACCAGCTGGAAAGTGACTCTTACCTTCATTAATTACTGTATCGGCATAAAACTCACCGAGCTCTAAAAGTGTACGTGTCTTGTTCATCTGTTAAATATTTATACTAAATGGCTACAAAAAAACAAAAACAGCAATTCTATCTAGGTAATGAAAATCTACCTACACAGGATGCAGAGTTTAATTACGCAGATAATCCTGAATGGGTACAGGATCTAGTTAAGTGTAAACGCAATATTCTTTATTTTGCTGAAAACTTCTTCTATATTACAAACCTCGACCGTGGTAAAATAAAAATTGAGCTTCATAACTTTCAAAAACGTATCCTAAGAAGTCTAAGAGACCACCGGTTCGTTATTACTCTAGCATCTCGTCAGATAGGTAAAACGACCATGATGACAATTTACGCTCTTTGGGTAGCGTGCTTTCAAGAAGATCAACGTATCTTAATTGTTGCCAACAAGGAGCAAACTGCGATTAATATCTTTAAACGCGTAAGAATGGCGTATGAAAAATTACCTAACTACCTTAAGCCTGGTGTTATAGAATATGGTAAAACGTCGATGATTCTTGCCAACGGGTCAAGTATCGGAATTAGTACAACGAGCTCTGATGCTGGTCGTGGTGATAGTTGTAACTGCCTTATTCTTGATGAGTTGGCGTTTATTGATAATCATATGGTCAAGGATTTCTGGAATTCAGTTTATCCAATTATTTCTTCCTCTAAGAAATCAAAAATCTTTATCGCAAGTACTCCTAATGGTACAGATAATCTATTTTATGACTTATATATGGGTGCTAACGAAAGTGACCTTAATAAGCATAATGGATGGCATCCGGAAAAGGTCGACTGGTGGGAGGTGCCGGGTAGGGATGAGGCCTGGAAATCTAAAACTATTAGAGAACTAGGTAGTAGAGACGCTTTTGATCAGGAATTCGGTAATGTGTTCATTCAATCAGGTGAAAGTGCAATTAACGAAGAATTTTTTGATAGGATGAAAGCTGAATGTAGTGAACCAGCGTTTGTATTTGATGAAGGACATTATCTCCTATGGAAAGAACCACAAAAAGATAGGTTATATGTAGCTGGCGTTGATGTATCTGAAGGTGTTGGTGAAGCTGCAAGTGTTATACAAGTATTAGATATTACAGATTTACGTAATATAGAACAGGTAGCAACATATCATAACCGTAATATAAGTCCATATAATTTTACTACCAAGTTACACGAAATACTCGAACACTGGGGTAAGCCACCAGCTATGGTAGAAAGAAATAATTGCGGTGCACAGGTAGTTGATCAGCTGAAGAATACACTAGGTTATGAAAATCTTGTGTCATATGGTGTTAAGGCTGGAGATAAGACTTTTAATAAAATTGGTATAGTAGCACATACTAACACAAAATACAAAGGCGTAACTAATATGCGATATTGGATTAATGAACTTAACGTTGTGCGTATACGTGATCTCAAGACACTCAATGAATTGCGTAATTTTGTAAGATACCCGAACGGTACATGGGCTGCAAAACCAGGTTCTGATAATTGGGATGATCGTGTAATGAGCCTAATTTGGACACTCATTATTCTCGAGAATGAATTGACAGAGAGATATTATGAAATATTGGAACTTGATGATAATAAGCGACCATTAAAGATCAAATCTCTTGATTATGGGATTAAATATTTTATCAACCCAGGTTCAGTCTATAATAACGAGAGAGGCTCTGAAGATAGTTCAGCTCCTATGCCGATCATTATTGATCGACACGGTGAAACAGAAGAGCAAGATCAAGGTGTTCAAGACTTAGAATCACAAGGTTGGTCATTCTTACAAACATAAAGCATGTCAAACGCTGTAACATATACACAAAGCCCTTTTAATAAATCGAGGAAAGATAAGTTTTTACTTGTCTTAAATCTACCTGCTGCTTTAAGAAATATATCTTCAAAATTTGAACGTTCTGAGAATACAATTATACCAGATGCACTACAATTTTCTGTGTACGGTTCAATAGTACCGGAAATTAGTATACCTAATGCAAATGTCAGATACGCAGGTCAAACACTTGCACAATCCAGTCACTCACGTGAACCATATACACCTTTAACAGTTAATTTTACTATTGATAATAGATTTAATAATTATTGGGTTATATATTCCTGGTTAAACCTATTAAATAATGACGAGACGAGCATATACGACGAAAAGCAATTGACAATACCTACAAAAGATCGATTTAATGTACCGAATTATCAATATCGTACCACGTTATCGATATTTGCACTCGATGAGTATAATAAAAGGGTAGTTGAATTTATATATAAAAACGCATTTCCAACAAATATGGGCGGTATTTCATATTCATACCGCGACGCAGACGAAATCGAAACAAGCTTCACGTTTGAGTATTCTCAACTTATAATAAAGCCAGTCACAGATATAGAAAACTTATAATACAGATAAAATATTTTTTGCAAAAAGCATAAATACTTTATATGGCAAGAACAATTCAAAGTCCTGGTGTACAGATTAGTGAGGTAGATTTATCACTCAGAACACCTGGCGTACCACCGACAACAGTATTTATTCCAGGCTTCTCAGTAAAGGGACCTTCATCTGAACCACTTACAGTAAGCTCAATTTCCGAATTTGAGCAAATCTTTGGGTTACCGAGAAATGCTGCAGAACGTTATTTCTACCATACAGTTAAAGCAGTATTTCAATCACCTTCTGATGTAATTGTTTATAGATTACCATACGGTACAGGTGCTGGTCTAGACACTAGTAGTCAGTATAGCGCCCTTGTCTACCCTGTTGCGTCTGTTGTTAACGGTGTTTCCTCAACAAACCTTAGCTTTACAAACGGTGCATATTTCTTCGGTGCACCTACACACCTTTCACTCACAGAAAATCAGTATCTCGGCATCCTCAAGGGTACAAATTTCACATGGTCAGCTAGCGCTGCTCCTGCCGGAGGCAGCCTTGTAACAACATTTACAACACTTTCAAGTCTCGGTAACGCTGGTCTTATCGTGCTTAATAAAGGACAGTCATCCATTAATCAGCGCTTTGAGGGTACATATCTCGGTATCGTAGATAATACTAACCTTAATATTGCGACGCCGTTCGACAGCTTTAGTAATGTCCTTACCGTCAATAATGCAAATACCGCAATCGCTGGTACAGGATACGTAACCGTGCCTCCAGTTCGTCTTAACTTCCCGTTATCAGCTGTAGCAGATGGTACGAACGGTAGTATTTCTGAGACAGTCGAACGCATTGCTCCTCAATACACCGATGGTGTTGAGTATAATGATACAATAACTCTCGGTGTATTCAAGCTACGTCAATCAGTGTTCACGCCTGATGCAGTTTCACTCGACTATGTTCTCCAGGAAGGATATACATCCTCACTCGACTTCTACCGTCAGACACAAAATGTCAATGGCGGTCCAGCCATTAGTATGTTCCTTGAGAATCAAGATGATAACTCAACAAACATCACTACACTCGTCAATCCGTTCATCTCACAGAAGAACACAACAACATGGCTCAGTCTTTCAGCTACACCGCAAAAATTTGTACGCTTCTTAAGCACACCACGTAATGCAGCTCTCGCCGGTGAATCAGATGCTACTTACACAACACGCGTTGGTTGTACAACAGCTCAATACTCTGCCTTCCTCGGTGCTCTCGGTAGTACAAATAACATCGTATCTCTCGGTGATTATGTAATACAGGATCTTACATCGA